TTGGCTAAACCCGAAGTCGATACCAATGCAAACATCTGAACACTCCGAAAAGTCTAGTTCTTCTACCTTGGTGAAGTTCCTATAAATTCTGCCCTTCTTGCCTCTGCCTCGTTCACCTAAACCAAACACCGCCCAATCTTCAGGGCTTGACGTTTTAAGGCTTTCGATTTCCGCAATGATTGATTTAGGTAAGTGTGGGTTGTCCTTATAAGTGGTGACAATTAAAGCCGCATCTTCCCTAGACTCCACTTCGTACCACCAGCCGTCAAGGTCACTAGGGTTATAACTCAGCACAATAAACCCCGTGGTTCTGTAAGATAGTTGTCTAAATGACTCAGCGGTTATTTCGTTGCATTCGTCTAAAAAAAGCGCATCCCGTTTCCTACCCCGTAGCTTTTGGGGTTGATCCAAGCTAATAAATTCAACCGTATTCCCTCTAAGCTTATAGATTCCCTCGGTCTTATTATGGTCTTCTTCAACGTATGCCTCAAAGGATTGCAGTATTTCAACGAAGTCCCGAAGGGTTGAAGCCTTTAAGGCTGGTAGCGTTTGCCTAGCAATGGTGATAACCATCCCAGCATTGGGGTACTTGTAGCAAAGTTCAATAAGGAACTGAACGGCACTATATGACTTTCCCGACCTTGTGCCCCCTCTTAGGCTTATAAGCCTTTTAGACTCGTGGTTTTCTCTTAAAAATTTAAGGTTCGGGTTCGTCATCCTCAATAGCCTCCTTAATCATCCAAGGGGGTAGGGTTATTTGCGTGCCGCTTTCATCTCTTACTAGAGCCTCCACACTTACCGCCTTGAGTTCAGGAATAACGAATTTACTTATTTTTAGGAAAATGTCAACCGCACGGGCTGGGTCAGGAGCGTTAGACCACACAACGGCCCCACGTTCGTCCCTAATTACGTTCCCTCCCTCATCTCTTTGGGGTACACCCTCAGCCGTGTCAAGTAGGAACTTGTGAATTCGTGGTTGCACACCGTCAGCCATCTTAGCGAAGATTCTTCTTATCTCCTCTATCTCCCTTTTAGAAGACTTGTGCCGCTTACTAGCCGACTTCTTCCGATCCTCTTCGGTGAATCTATGCCGAACTTTAGCCAGGTGCTTCCCTTGCTTGGTATTAGCTAGGTTCTCCCTCGCTTTTTCTTCCTCGTTCATAGTCTAAAACTGCTTTCACAACGTCATAAACGCTAACAATGTCCCCATATTCGGTAATGCAAAAGGTGTTTTTGCTAATACCCATCTCCCTAAGTTTGTTCAAAGTATGTCGTAAATACTCAATTGCTCGTTATCCTTGGGCAAAAATAGTTCAGATATAGCATCATAGGCCCTAATTTCCATAAGGTCTTCAATCATCTGAAGCTGGTAGCTAGTGGTTTCGTGGGAAAGGATGAAATCCTTGAGCCATTCAATGAACTCATCATACAGAAGAACGTGGCTAGCCGAAAGGTCTAGGTAGTCTTCAGGGGTCAGGTCGATTAGTTTGATCAACCGCATAGCCTCCAAGTAGTCTTCTACCTCCATAGCCTAAATATAGCTACTTAAAAGGGTGGGTCTTTTCCTTCGTTGAAAGTTTTTCCACTCCAAGACTGGTAGCGTCCATCGAAATAACTCCCCTTAATGCGTCCAGTTTCCCCGTTTCTGTTCTTGGTCACCTTAATCAGGTCGAAGTATTCCCCATCCTCTTGAATACCGTAAACTACTGACCTATAAAGCATTATAATAACCGAAGCATCTTGTTCTATACTGCCCGAATCTCTCAAATGGTGGCTATCGGGTTCCTTCGTTTCGGTGCTTTCTACCGCTCTGCTCAGTTGGGATAAGAGTAAAACGGGAAGGTTGTTCTTTTTAGCGATCATCTTGAACGCCCAAGACATTTCCCCTACCTCCCTTTCTCTGTTGTTGGTCTTCTGACGGGTCTTGGCTAGTTGTAAGTAGTCCACCACCACGAGCGAAACATCTCCCCTCCTATTTTCCTTGGCTACCTTACTAGCTATGTCCTCAACGTAAACGTAATCTTCTAGAACTTCGATTTTATAGCCTTCGCTTTTGATCATTGCCTTCTGAAGCTTGCTAACGTCAGGGCTAGAACTAAAAACATCTTTCATTTCAACCTCCCTAGTGTTGGCCCATAGCCTTTTAATGAGTTGGTCGCTAGGCATCTCTAAAGAGAAGAACAGAACACGGCCCTTTGACTGAGAGGCTACGGCAGTTTCAATAGCGAAAGCAGTCTTACCCATCGCTGGACGTGCCGCCAAAACACTCAAATCACCACCTTTCAAGCCATTTAACACCCCATCTAGAACGCTATTCCCCGTGGGTGCGCCCATAGAAGTGTCTTTTATCCGTTCTAACGCCCCGTTCATTAGTTCTAAGAGCGTCTTAGTGGTTTGGGGTGTGCTACCCTCAAGGAGTTGGTTAATGTCGTTAGAAGCCTTAAAAACCCCCTCTATGTCTTGGGTCTGAATTAAGTCTTGTCCTACCCGTTGGGCTTGCCTTTTAATGAATTCCTCTTGGACTAGGGTAGCATAGGGAATAACATCGACCCGAAACGGTGCATTTTTGGAAATTTCTACTAAGGTGGCTACCTGGTCGGGGAACCTCTGACCCAATGTAACCAAGTCTTCATAGCTTCCCTTTGCCCTAGTGTCTTTACACGCCTTGACAATCTTGAAATAAGTAGGGTCTTCGAACCATTCGGGTTCTATCCTAACGCTATCTATTGCCGCTGGGTCGTTAATTAACAGACCAACTAAAGAGGCTTCTAGGTTCATAGATCAAACCCGTTAGTCTTTTTAAGTCGGTGTTCGGGAGTCATCCAAACATTTTGAGCCTTGTTCTTCCAGTTTACTACGGGCTTCCCCTTTGCGCTACACCAATTGGTTAATTCGTAATAGTCCCACATCTCAGCACCACGCCAAGCCGTGTAGCCTTGTTCTACGAAGTAGGTGGTTACCTCTTCCTTGGTGGGCTTGGTGAATCTGTTAGGCTTTCTTAGGGTGCTTAATGTGCCCCCAAATAGGTCGGTCTGCCCCTCGTCTAAAAGCCGTTCCATTATTAGGATAGCTTCCCTTAAGGTCTTTTTTTCTTTTTCTGTCATAGCGTCAAAGCTAGAACAAAAAGAGTAAACAAATAAAAAGAAGTTCTAACTAGCTGGCAGTTAGGTTCATACGAAGGTTGAAGTCCATTAGATAGCGGACAATATACCGACCGTCATCGCTTCGGGTCTGCTCCTTACTTGCTCCAAGGTCGCTAACGCTCTCAAGTTCCAAGTCTAGGGTTCTAGCCTCGTTGTGGATTTCGCCCGTTAAGGTGGTGTCCTGAAAAGCCTTATAGACCAGGTCAATCAAAGTATTATGGTTGGTGACTGAGTACGCTGGGCTTTGTTCGTAGAAGATCACTCCCGTGGTAATCGTATAATCATAACTCAGGTCAGTCTGTGAACCCGTTCTATCTGCGCCACCTATATCTATATAAACGTACTTGTCAAGGTCGCTCACGTTGGTTCTGCTATACTGAATAGCTATTGAACTTTGCCCATTGGCGTTTAAGACGGTTCTTATTGAATTGTGAACGAGCCGCATTATATCGGTAGTCTGTCGCATAGGGCAAAAGTACGCCCACGAGCGCAAGCCGTTTAAGGGGTTCTTGACTTGTTTCATACGTTTGCGTACCTTTGTGGACATAAGAAGCTAGTAGAAGGCGGCAACGAATCGTTTAACTAGCAGACACCGAAGAGGTTAGGGGGTTGGTACTCCGTGAAAGCATAAGTCATCCAGTACCGTTATCCCGAAAGGTAGCAGCCGTAAGGTGGATGACCGAAGGGGTGCAAGTGATCTCTAAAGCGACAAACTCAAGCCGTACCGAAGCAAGATTTATTTCCTCTCTAACGGGGGGAAGGGGGGCAGTACTTGCTTTGGGTGGCTTAGATTTAGAGCGAAAGAATTAAAATTAATTTACTACATTTGTCCTATGGCTCAAACACAACCACGGGGGTTAATGCCTCAGACACTTGCCGAATACTTGTTTTATCAAGGGTATAGGTACATTGAAACCAATAGAGATAGTGGTGCTATCGTTGCCTATAATGGTTCTGAGTTAATTAGAGCGGTAGCGTTTAAGACATACCAGGTTGAACTATTCCTTAGAGATAAGGGGGTACTAGGTGCAACCTTTCACGCATTGGAACGAGAATGGAAGTTCTACGATCACGATGCTTGTCTAGACTATATAGAAAATAACGGGACACAAAGCCAACTGAATTCACTTATAGAGAGTGGACGGGCTGAATTTAACCCTAATGATATTGAACTCTAATCCACAAAAACAAAAACAAATGGATTTAATTGCAAAGCTGACACAGATTCAGCACGACCTAAAAGCCCCAAAGTCTAACTTCAATTCTTTCGGGAAGTACAAATATCGCTCTATTGAGGACATCCAAGAAGCGGTAAAGCCACACCTTAAAAAACACGGATGCGTGTTAAACTTCTCGGACGAAGTTGTCGAGGTAGCTGGTAGGGTGGTTATTCAGGCAACCGCTTGCATTCAAGACGGTAAAGATGATTTAAGCGTTACGGCATATGCTGAAGTGGATCAAATTAAAGGGATGAATATGGCCCAAGCGTTTGGCTCTGCTAGTTCTTACGCCCGAAAGTATGCCGCTGGTGGTCTTCTGCTTCTTGACGATACAAAGGACGCTGACGGAACCAACGACCACGGTAAGAAGAAAGAAAACGACTTTGAGAAGGCTTTGATGTGGCTGACTGCTAACCCAACTCAGAACAATTACGACAAACTTGCCGTAAAAATGGGTTCGGTGTTTACAGATGACGAATTTAAGAAGCTTCAGGCTATTGTTGAACTTGCAGAAGGACTCAGCAAATGAAGACGGAAGAACAAAAGAAAGACCTGGAATGGTTCGATAATGGAGGCAGCGACTTTGACAAAAGGTACGGTAATAACCTCGCTTACGTAGAAACTAAGCCCGTTTGGATGCAATGGAGGGAAATAAGATTAAATGGTGAAGTGGATTGGAAAACGGGTATAGGGAAGTTTGGTTTAATAACCGACATTGACACCGAAGAAGCGGAAGAGGCAATAACCATATTTGATGGGTTTGACAATGACTATCCCTATTGGGATGAACTATCCGTAGAATACCAAAATTTAGAATGGTGTGAACTTTCAGAATTAAACAAGCTATGAAAATAAGAGCAAGCGCATTAGGTCAGATAATGACCAACGGAAGAGGGTCGAATACTATCGGTGCTACCGCACTAACTGCCCTCAAGGAAACGTATCTTTTTCACAAGTACGGACGTACTAGGGAGATCAACACCGCACAAATAGCCAAAGGGTTAGCCGTGGAAGAGAAGTCCATTGCTCTGCTGGGTATGGTAGACGGTGAACTTTACGAGAAGAACACGGAGCGGAAGTCCAATGACTATATAACTGGTGAGGCTGACATCTACACGGGAGATAAGGTCATCGATGTTAAGAGTTCCTTCGACATCTACACCTTTCACAAGGGTGAGGGGCCAGTTAATAAGTCGGGAAAGCTTACACCTTATGGCTGGCAGTTAACCGCCTACGCTTGGCTTTGGGAAGTGGAAGACTTGCAACTTAGTTACTGCCTTTCTAATACGCCTGAAGACATTGTCGAGGGTCTTATTTATAGGGAGGCTCTTAAATTGGAGGGTGGGGATTCTAATCCACTTTATACCAAGATTCAAGAAGAGGTAACGAGAAACCATACGTTTGATGACATCGAAATACACGAGCGTGTTAGGTCTTTCAAC